CCGCCAGCTCATCGGAAGCACTCTGAAGGGATACCGCGGGAGCATCGGCCAGTTCCTCGACCACGGCAAGTTCAACGGCATGTTCAACGAGATGATGGAGGAGGTCGTCGGCTCGACGCTCAACTCCCTCTTCGGATGGATGAGCGGGGACCGCGTGGGCGACAAGGAGGCGATGAAGGAGTTCTTCGCCGGCGAGAACCTAGCGACCCTGGCCCTGTCGTTCCTGCCGATGTCGGCAATCAGCGCGTCCACGAACACGAGCGCGTACCTCAACATGAGGGAGCGCTACAACAAGGGACTCCAGACGCTCGAACCGTTCTTCAAGAGCGGGGCCATCAGCCGGAACGAACTCAACCAGCTGGCGAAGGAACTAACCGGACTCACCCCGGAGGAGGCGACCCAGAGGATCGAGGACATGGCGGACCGCGCCCGCGCGAAGAACGGCGGGAGCCTGCCGGCCGATTTCCAGCAGGGCGTCATGGGCTACCTGGAGGGCGAGTTCGCCATGAGCCTCCGCAACGAGGAATGGGAGGACTCCCGCGAGAAGATGGCGGTCGTCAACGCGTACACCGCCACCTATACCAACCCGGACCCGCGCATGGCGTGGGATCTCGGACAGGACGAGCAGTCCGCGAAGGAGGACGCCCTGGCCGCCGGGTTCACCGAGGAACAGCTGGACAACGATTCCTGGATGCTCGGCCAGGAGGCCGCGGAGCTGCGGGCGCAGGGAAAGACCGCGCAGGCCGACGCACTCGAAGGCTACGCCGTCGCGAAGGGTGCTTCGGAAGGTCTCCGCAGGGGGTACGAAGCCGAGACGAAGGCGACCAACGAAGCCCGCGACCGGAACGTGAGGGACAACCTCGACGTGAACGGGAACGTCGTCAAGGCCACCATCAACATAGACGGAAAACCGGCGGACGTATTCGTGACGTCCTCCGATGTGACCGTAAAGCCGGACGGGACGATCTCCACTCCCACCGGGGACGGCGTCGTCAAGTACCGTCTCAACGAGGACAGCAAGGAACAGACCGCGAAGGCGGACCAGTTCTCCAACGCTTCCGTCGAGGCGACCGACGGCTACATCGCCGACATGAACTCCATATACACGAGCCAGCGTGAGGCCACGTACGATGTGTACCGCAACGAGGTCAGCCCGGAGGGCAAGTCGAAGGCGGTCGCGGAGAAGGTCGGCCAGAACGTCGTGATCCGACGCAACGGCGTGTACCAGCCGGTGAAGGTCGAGCGCATGACGAACGGTGGCCGGAACGTCGTCATCAGCGGCGACAAGAAAGCCATCCAGGGAATCGCCATGGCGATGAACATGCGCGTCCCGGCGGAAGACTATGTCGAGGCTCCCGTCGAGCGCCTGTGGCAGTACCTCTCCAGGGAGGAGGACGGCTCGCTTACCACCATGAAGACGGAGCAGGAGAAGAAGGAGGAGGCGAAACCGGTGCAGGAATCCGCGCAGGAGTCCGCCGTCGGGGACATCGCGGGTACGGACGTCCCGGTCACCGTCAACGGCGAACGGAAGGACGTACACGTCCTCGACGTGAACGACGGCAAGGTGACCTACGAGGAGAAGGACGCGGACGGAAGCACGAAGACCCGCCGCGTGAACGAGGCGGAGTTCTCGAAGATGATGCAGGAGGCACAGGCGCCAGCACAGACGGGACAGGCGAGAGTTACGCCGGTTAGCGCGAAAAACTTCGACCCCAGTTCGATTGACTTCGATAACAACTACGTCATCCTCCACCAGACTGGCACACAGAATTTCGACTCAATTCTTCGCGACGGTCTACATGTCGGAAGCGGGCTGAATGGAACCACAACCATAGCCAACCGTGATACTCTTGAATCGATTCTCCAGGCTCAAGCCGAGGGACGTGGGCATGAGGGTTCGGACGGACTCATCATTTTGCAGATTCCAAAATCGTGGGCTAACGGAAGGGAAGTTAGGAATCTCGACCAGATAGACGACATCCTCATGGATAGATTTGGCGATAGCGCCATACAGACTGTCCCAACGGATGTGATTACCCACGCAATTGCGACTCCTAAAGAATCCTCCAAAGCATCTATCCCCGTCGACGAGTCAACCGGCAACAAGGTATACGACCATCCTTCGGTGACCCCGGAGAAGGCGTACGACGAACTCTACGGCAACGTGGAGGTGGGTTCCCGGGACGAGGAGAACCGGAGCAAGTACGTCATGCAGAAGACCGAGGCGGCGAGGAAGGAGGTCAAGGACGCGGAGGCGGCCATCGCTTCCGCCCAGACCGAGAAGGCAATGGTCGACCAGTGGGAGCTGGCCGAGGGCGAGGAGATCGACGCCCTGGAGAACCGCAAGGCGAAGGCCCGCGCCGAAGCCGATGCGAAGATAGCCGACGCGGAGAAGCGCCTGGAAGAAGGGCGGAGGAAACTCAAGCACTGGAACTCCGTGTCGTTCATGGCCGCGAAGCGTTTCGCCCAGCAGGCGATGGACGAGAAGATCCGCCAGCGGGAACTCATGAACGAGGCGACCGGGCGGAAGAACGGACGCCGTGCGAGGGTCGCCCGCGCGAAGCAGTGGGAAAAGCGGACCGGGGTGAACGTCCGTATCATCCACAAGCTCGAGGACGTCGACAACGAGAAGTCCCGCAAGAGCCTGGAGGAGGGACGCAAGATCGCCGGATGGTACGACAAGGACACCGACAGCGTGTGCATCTACCTCCCGAACAACCGGAACAACCGCGAGATCGACAAGACGTTCGTCCACGAGGTCGTGTCCCACAAGGGCCTGGAGGCCCTGCTCGGAAAGGAGGAGTACGCGAAGCTCTGCGACAAGGTCTGGGACACCCTCATGACCGACGCGAAGCGCAAGGAATACCTGTACTACAACCGTCATCTGAAGGGTTCCGACCAGTTCTTGCAGAGGGCCGCGGCCGACGAGTTCATCGCCAGGCTCTCCGAGGAGATGGACCTGGGCGACAACCGGAGCCTGTTCGAGAAGTTCGTCGACTGGGTGAAGGACATCATCGACCAGATCCAGCAGGAGTTCCGCGGAACGAAGACGGAAGGCGAAGCGAAGAAGATTGCGGAGGACGCCGCCAGGATAGCGTCCCGCGAGAAGATAAGCCGGGCCGACCTGTTCGACCTGTTGAGGGACTCCCTCGCCAACTTCGAGGCGAACAAGGGTTCCGCGAAGGCGTCTTCGGAAAGCGAAGGCACCCGTATGAGGGAAGTCGCCCCGTTGAGTTCGGAGTCCCTCCCGGAGGAACTCCAGGACGAGCTGGACGCGAAGGGCCTCGTGATGGACGGCGGCGTGGTGATGGACGAGATGCAGGACGCGCTGAAGCAGGAGACCGGATACCGTACTCCGAACGAACTCGACGAGGCCGCAAGCCCGGAGGTCGGCGACGTCCGCTTCTCCGAGACGACGATGCCGGCCTGGAAGGCGAACTACATGACGTACCCGGACGCGAAGGAGCATGTCGTCAAGTCGCTGGAGAACTTCACCGAGCGGTGCGCGGCCGACGACCTCGTGCATGACGCCGTCCCGCGCGGCTCGTACAAGTACGGCGAGAAGTCCAGCGGCGGCTTCGCAGGACCGCTCCGCACGAACATCGAGTACATCGTCACCTTCGACATGGACACCTCATGCCCCCGGTCGCTCCAGTACCTTGAGTACGTCAAGAAGATAGAGCGGGAGATCGGACGTCCGATGACGCAGCGCGAGATGATCCAGCTCACCGAGATGATGCGCGTGTACGGGCAGATGATCCCGTGCGTCTACTGCTACTGCGAGAACAAGCGCCAGGCGCTGAAGCAGTACTACACCGATTTCATCAAGGCGCGCCAGGCCGTCATCACCGCGAAGACGGAGGAGGAGGCGCTCGCCGCCATGTACGGACACTCCACCAAGAAGGAGGCCCGCGACAGCAATGACCCGGCGGTCGCGCTCAACCCCGCCGCGTACGAGGTGTTCAAGGTCTGGCGGAACGGGAAGCAGAGATACAACCCGTCCATCGCCCAGCTCTGGAACCAGTACACCGCGGAGCGCAACGCCGTCCTGTCCGTCCTCGACGAGATGCTGGACACCGGCAAGATATCCACGAACATGACCGATGAGGTCATCAAGAACCGACTGGTCAAGGAGGTCGGAATCGCAGACAAGAACGCGGCCGCCGCGGTGAAGGACATCGTGTCCGAGTGGAAATGGGACCGCATCGAGGACCGTCCGCACGAGGGCTTCACCCGCATCGACGACGAGGACATGCTCTACCCTGCTGGTCCGGGCGCACAGATGAGGGACGACGTCCTGTCGCTCTGGCGCGAGATGACGAGCTACGGCAAGAGTGCGTCCCAGGCGAAGAACGTCATGCGATACATCCCGTACACCGACGAGCTGAAGACCTTGAGAGAAGAGCAGAAGGCGTACATCAACGGCATGGGCGGCCTTCGTATGCACTCCAGCAACGACTTCCGCATCGACTACGTCCTGGACTACTTCCAGTTCATGGCGGACATGGCGGTCAACCACATGTTCGGCCACACCTATACGAAGTCCCCGGAGTTCGTCCGCATCTTCGGAAACTCCGGCTACAAGATCAACATGTCCATCGCCGCGTACGAGGACAGCCACGGCATCCGTCCGAACGCGGACGAAGGCTTCGACTGGGAAGAGGCGAAGAGGCTCCGCAGCATGTTCCCCAACGCCGGCGTCATGCTCATGGCGACATCCGACGCGCAGATCCAGCTGGCGCTCGACTCCGACTGGATCGACATGTTCATCCCGTTCCATGCGTCCGGCCTCCCCAAGGAGGTATGGTACGACATGCGCATGTGGTCCGACTACTCCTCCAAGCAGAACGAGCGGTTCCTCAACAGCACCGAGATGCGCGAGGAGCTTGAGAAGGACGGCGTGGAGGTGCCGAAGAGCGCCAACGCCGAGGAGGTGCAGAAGCTCTACAACGAGCATTTCAACATCATCGTCAAGACCTACGTCGACAGCGAAGGCCAGGTCAAGCGCGTACGTCCGCACTTCCTCCCGGGCAAGACCACGGTCCACGGAATCGACGTCCCCGGACACGGAAACGATTTGAAGACCTACCTGGACCTCTGCCGTCAGTGGGGCGTACGTCCTCGCTTCTACGGAATCAAGGTCAAGGACAACACGCCGGAGGGCGGCGGCCGCGAGGTGGACATCACCGAGCATCCGGCGTACATGAAGTGCATCAAGGAGACGGCCCGCACGGACACCCCGCAGACGGCTATCGAGTTCAACTTCGACCAGCCGAGCGAGGCCCTCGGAGGACGCACTCCGATGGACTACGCGTTCGAGGAGTTGCAGAACCGTGCCAGGGCCGAGGCAGAATCCGCCGGTGGACCAGTCCGTAACATCTACGAGAGCTACAAGAAGGACATCTACGGCATCGTCCCGCAGTTCATCAAGGGCGTCATCTATCACGAGGACGAATACAGGAAGCGGACCGGCGAGGAACTCCCGCTCGACTTCCTCACCCCGGACAGCCGGAAGTGGTTCATGTCCGAGCGCAAGTCCCTGGAGGCGGCGTACAAGGACGTGGACACCATCCCGTACCACCCGCACGAGTACGATGAGAACGGTAACCTCATCATGACGAATGCAGAAGGAGAGCCGGAAGGCACCACCGCTGAAGAGGCAGCTGCCGAGGAAAGCGTCGTCATGCACCGCGAGGTGGAGGACCCTGCGAAGATCGAGGAACTGGAGAACGGGCCGCAGGTTCCCGCATACCGGGCGATGCAGTTCGTCCCGGACCCGGAAGGCGACTGGGAGTTCGACCTCGGCGACGGCAAGGGAAAGCAGAAGGGCTTCCTCTACCCTCCGATGTCCGCGCAGACGGAGAAGGGAGAATGGAGGAACCCGGTCCGCAGGGACAAGTGGGAGGAATCCGAGGAGGCCCCGGAGAAGGCGATACTGAAGAAGAACAAGAAGGGCAATAAGTGGGTCTTCCGCCTGCACAAGGGAAACGGCAAGTACGTGGACGCCGCGTACAACCCGTACATCCACTCGTCCGACACGATGCTCAACGACCAGTTCTCCGAGGCGCAGAGCCGCGGTAACCTCGTCGTCGTGAAGGTGATGATCCCGGAGAGCGAGCTGAAGGGAGACGCTCCGTACCAGGCAGAGAAGGCGAAGGACCATGTCGGACGCCACGATTGGAAGGCCGGCCCCATCCAGGGCGAGCTGACCGGGACGCGCACCGTATACCTCACCAGATGGGACAAGCCCGTCGAGATCGTCCCCGTTGACAAGGTCGCGCAGGAAGTGTCTGACATGGTGAAGGGCCAGGTGGAGACCATGCCGACGAACGTCGTGTGGCCGCAGCTCCGGCAGGAACTCGAGAAGCTCGGCGTGAAGTTCATAGAGACCGACAACCAGGGTTACCTCGTCGGCGGAGACCGCGCCGGGGAGTCCTGGAAGAGCGTGTACACGAAGAAGCAGAAGCAGAAGAAGTCCAAGAAGAAGGCCCAGAAGAAGTCTTCTGCGTCCGTCGACACCCGTTTCCGCGAAAGACAGGTTGCGGCCAATCTCTATGATGGCTATGAGAACCAGGACGGCGAGTCGAACCCGTGGATGAGTGAAGGAGAACTCATTGACCGCATCGAGGAGGAACTTCCGTATGGCATTAATACGAAGGATATCTTTGCAAAGATTGACGAGTATCGCCGTCTTGACAAGGAAGACTTCGAGGAGGGCCGCCGTGATTACTCGGGAAGCGAGAGAGACAAAGTGTTCCAGGATATCCTTTTTGATTTGAAGGAGCTTGGCCAGGACACCTCGACGAGATTCCGCGAAGCCAACCAGTCGCAGAACGGCTTCATCTCGAACGCCGAGGCCGCGCTGGAAGGCATCAAGATGGACAAGGCGACGCCGGAGCAGTGGGTGAAGATGCTGGAGAAGGGCGGCGGACTGAAGGCGGGCGAGGACAAGTGGCTCGGCCTGTCCGACTGGCTGAAGTCGCAGGACAAGAAGAGCATCACCAAGCAGGAGATCGCCGACTACATCGCGGAGCATCGCATCCAGATCGAGGAGGTGCCGTATTCCGAGGGTGTCGACTTTGATACCCTGGAGAAAGAGCATCCCGGCTTCGAAGATGCTTTCGAACTCGGAGAGAGTGCGTTCTCCGGACGGGTCGTTGTTGATTCGATAAGGGACTTCGACCTGGCCGTCGAGATGTACAACCGGGAGCATGACGACAAGATATCCATGGAGGACGACATCTCCGACGACGACTACCGGAAACTGAAGAAATACGCGGATGACCTGCTGAAGGAAGCCCGGAAGAAGGCGATCAACGAGACCCGTCTCAAGTACACGACCGAAGGGCTGAAGAACAAGCGCGAGATTGCGCTGACCGTTCCGACCGTCGACTCGTACGAAGGCAACCTCCCGGAGGTACACTTCAACGACGAGAGGACCGGCGGAAAGGCTGTCGCGTGGTCCCGGTTCGGTGACGCGGAAGGCGTTCCGGACGGAGGCGTGGATCTGGAGAGATACCAGACCTACAAGGGCCGTCGCGATGCCATCGAGCGCCAGATTGCGGAATCGCAGGAAGATCTCGACCGCGGTGTTACCGGAATGCGTCGAAAGGCCGAGGAGACTCTCATTGAGAAGAACCGCGAGATGCTGGCAGAACTCGACAAGGAGTTCGCGGACGTTGCGAACGTCAAGCCCGGCCGTACACTCGTCATCGACGAGATCCAGTCCCAGCGTCACCAGGACGCACGTGAGAAGGGCTACAAATCGGAGGCGGTGAAACGTCTGCAAGAAGCCAAGGACAACTTCGAAAGCAAGAGGAAGGAGGTACGCGAGGCGAATGAGCGGTACTTCGACGCGACAAGAGAGATCGGCGAGAAGCTCAACCGCGAGGAGATTACGCAGGATGAGTATGACGAGTTCCTCGCCAGGCCGGAGATCGTCGCCCTTGACAAGGCCGCCGACGAAAAGATGGAGGCGTACAACGCCGCGGAGGAAGAGTACAAAGCCGTGAAGGAGGAAGTGAGCGGTACGGTTGAAGACGCCCCGTTTGAGAAGAACTGGCACGAACTTGCGATGAAGCGTATGCTCCGTCTCGCCGCCGAGGAAGGCTACGATTACGTAGCCTGGACGACGGGAGACCAGCAGGCCGAGAGATACGGAATCGGAGGGGCGGTGGATAAGATCGTCAAGGACGACGACTACAACCTCCATGAAAAGAACTTCACGTTACAACTCAAAAACGGGAAAAAGCAGAACATCGTTACCGATGATGACGGCAAGGTGATCCGCTCCCTTGTGTCGGAATTCCGTGACAAAAACCTGTCCGAAATTGTCGGAAAGGAAATGGCGGAAAAGATGCTGTCCATGAAGGAAGGTGAAACGTTCGAGGGAGAAGACCTAAAGGTCGGTGGTGCCGGCATGAAGGGTTTCTACGACGAGATCCTGCCGCGCTTCATGAACAAGTACGGCAAGAAGTGGGGCGTGAAGACCGGCGACATCGCCCTGGTCGATCTTCCTTACAACGACAACGGCGAGGGCGTCACGATGCATGCCGTCCCCGTCACCCCGGAGATGAAGGAGTCGGTCATGCAGGGGCAGACGATGTTCCGGGAGGGAGAGTATGAGACGAGAACGTACCCTTACCAGGGAGAACAGAGCGAGGAGACGCAGAAGCTGTTCGACGCCGCGAAGGAGCGGTTCGGAACGACCTATGACATCCGCGAGGCAGGTTACGTCCTTCCGGACGGAACGATGCTTGATTTCAGCGGACGCCATTTGGTGGACCCGAAGAGCGACACAAGCTGGTTGAGGGGACGCCGCCAGGTCGACCACCGCGACATCGAGGACTTGAACTACGAGAAGGACGGCAACACGACCAGTGGAATGAAGACCGACATGTCCGACTTCATCCGCCGGGGAGCCATCCGAATCAACATGCCAGGTTCCATCAACCTGTCCGTCAAGCCGACGAAGGAGCAGGCCCGCGTCCTTGAACGGCTCATCAACTCCGACCCCAGGTTCGTCCGCGTCGATTTCGGTGACGGATACAGCTCCGACCACTACGCAGACTACGACAACACCAGGGCGCCGATGATCCTGTCCGACATCGCCGATTACTTCGACAAGGGGATCAAGCCGGAGGGAACATCTTCTTACACCATGTACCGCGACGTCGCATCCGTGGAGACCACCGGCTTCGGCGACCTGTCGTTCACGCACAGGGGAGTTGAGGGAGCGAACGATGCGAACTCCATGTACATCAAGTACAATGACGGAAGCATCGACCAGGTTACCGTCAACAGGGACGGAACGGTCATCTCTTCCGCGAATGACGTGAAAAACGTAGGCAAGAACATCGCCGAGCTGGTCGGTACGGACATCGCCGAGCAGGTCATGAGTGAGGACGAACAGTCCTACCGGGGCGAGAAGTCCGTCGACACGCTCTTCCGCGAGGCCGACTACGACACCGCACAGGAGTCCTACGAGAACGAGATCCGCAGGAACGTGACGACCTTCCTCACCGAATGGCAGGACATGGACATCCCGGTCCGTATCGCAGTAAATGCCGTAATGGCAGAAGTCGGCATGAAGGACCTTGCGGAGGACGAGGACTATCTCACCAGGCACAATCTCGTGAGCAGCCGGGCCGACGCGCAGATGCACAAGTTCAAGCTGTTCTGCTACCAGCCCCTGGTAAGCACGATAGGCGATATAGAGAAGAAACTGGTCGGCGACGTCGGGAAGGTGGGACGGAAGAGGAAGTACGCCGAGGCATACGGACGCGTACGCGACTACATCTATGCGGTGTCCGCCCTCGAACGTAACGAGTGGAAGCGGAACGAGACGGGTGAGGACCGCGACTATTCCGGTATCACTTCGCTGATGGGACGTCCGAAGGAGGAATGGCGTGAGGCGGAGGACGACGCCCGCGCGATGATCGACGCCTTCAAGGCCGAGGTCGGAGACGACGCCCTGCTCGACGAACTCTGGGACCGCATCCGCGCCTGCACCGACTTCAACCTGGAGTTCGCCTACAGGAACGGCCTGCTCACCCGCGCGGAGTACGAGCGTCTGCACGGAACGTCCAGCCAGCCGAGGATGTGGAACTTCTACGTTCCGCTCCGCGGATTCTCCGAGGATACGGCGGAGGACCTGTTCTCCTACCGTACGTTCGTCTCCAGCGACACGGGCGACGTCGTCGTCAAGAAGGCGAAGGGAAGAAGCACGGAGGCGGACGACCCCATCGCTAACATCCGCCGTATCGCAGAACGCGGCGTCGTACAGGCGCTGAACAACTGGGCGAAGAGGGCGCTCTACAACTTCGTCGTGAGCGCCGGCAACAACTCGCTCCTCACCCAGGTCGAGCCGTGGTACGTGAAGGACACGAGGACCGGTAACTGGGAGCTGGCGGAACCCGCGGACGGACAGTCCCTGGAGGATTTCGAGAACGAGATGAAGACGCTCCAGGCGAAGGGCGAGGCGAAGAACGAGCGCACCGGGCTGAAGCTCGGCGTCATCATGGCGAACAAGGCGCACCGCAACGAACATATGATCCGGCTGAAGGTGGCCGGCGTCGACAAGGGCATCTGGGTCAACGGAGACCCCAGGATTGCAAGCATCATGAACGGCGCGGGCGCGGCCAGCAACTGGTTCACGCAGGCGATCCACGGCGTGAACCGCGGACTCTCCCAGCTCTATACGACCTACTCCGTCAAGTTCCTCTCGAAGAACAAGCAGAGGGACACCCAGTTCTCCAGGATAGCGGCGCTCGTCAACGACGGGCAGGCGTATCTCACGAAACTCGAGAAGAACTGGTGGGTAAACAACGGCATCGTGGCCGGAGGATACCCGATGATGAAACTCGTCTCCGCATGGGAGAGCGGCAAGCTGGAGCAGAAGCCGGAAGCCGACCGTACCGAGACCGAACAGCTGTTCATCGACTTCATGTATGATGGCGGGGCCACGGGCTACACCGTGATGAACTCGATGGAGAAGATCAAGAAGGAACTCCAGAAGATGGTCGAGAACGCCGGCAAGGAGCAGAGGAACTTGAGCATCATCAAGTTCTACACGAAGTACCTCGGCATCGCGAACGAGGCAGTCGAACTGCTGACCCGTTTCACGGTGTACCAGACATCCCGCCAGATGGGCCGCGGACGTCAGCGCTCCGCCGAGGACGCGAAGGAGAGTTCCGTGAACTTCAACCGGCGCGGACTCCGTTCCGGCAAGGGGTTCTACGGGTGGACGGCGTCCGCCGCCAGCCTGCTCTACCTCTTCATCAACCCGGCCATCCAGGGCCTGGACAAGTTCGTCCGGCTCCACAAGACGCATCCCTGGCGGATGGGCCTCGTCGACGCCACCTACTTCGCCATGGGCTTCGTAAACTCGATGCTCAACGCGATGATAGCCGGAGCGTCCGACGGCGGTGACGGCGACGATGACGACGAGCAGAAGATGGGCCCGGACTGGTACTGGAACATCCCGGAATGGGTGAGGCGTAGCAACATCATCATCGGCTCACCGTTCAAGAAGCTCGGGAAGTGGGGATACCTTGTGTTCGCCCTGCCGATCGAGTACAAGGGATTCTACGCCATGGGCGAACTGGTGTCCGCGCTGATGCAGGGCAAGTACGCGGCGAAGGACGCACCGACCATCGCGAACGAGGTCATCGGCGTCGTGGCCGAACTCCTTCCGGTGAACCCGGTCGAGGGATACACGCCCGGCGACAACCCGGCGATGTCCGTCGTCCGGAACATGATGCCGGACGTCGCGGCGCCTATCATGGACGTCGCCACGAACAGGAGCTTCGCGGGCGTCCCCCTGTGGAAGGAGAGCGTCTACGACGAGTCACTGCCCCTGGCGCAGACGGCGTTCGCAAGCACCCCGGAGATACTCAACAAGGCGGTCATCAAGCTGTCCGAGGCGACGGCGACGATGCCATGGCACATCGACATCCCGTCCGGCGCGGTCCGCGGACTGCTGAAGGGATACGGCGGCGGCGGATACACGTTCGTCGAGGACCTCGGCAAGTTCGTCTTCGCCGACGAGGCGCACCCGCGCCGCTGGGAGAACGCCCCGTTCGTCAGCGGATTCACGGGACACCTGGAGGAAGACCGCAGGAACTCCTTCAACAGCGATGCGCTGAACCGCTACAAGGAACTGTCCGAGGACGTCGTCCGCAGGGTACGTTCCGCGGCTCCGGGCGAGGACATCAAGGAGTCCGACGTGTACGGCGATCCGAACGAACTCCCGGAGAAGGCGAGGGCCGCCGTTGTACTGCTCAAGGACAAGTGGATTCTCGGCAAGATGTACCACGACGGGATCAAGCAGAAGTCCGGTGCGAAGGAGCCGAAGGTCGACAAGAACGGCAACGTGCGCCTGGTCGACGTGAAGGACGACATCAACAACCTCCGCAAGGCGTGGAAGAAGGCGAAGGACGAATACCTGGAGATAGCGAAGGACGACAGCGCCAGTGAGCAGCAGAAGGAGGATGCCAGGAAGGCTTCCGAAAAGGCGTGGCTCCGGTACATCAATTCGGAGGACGCCCTCGTCGACCGGCTCCTGGAGGAGGAGTACAACCACGTCCAGCAGAAGATCGACAACGGCATCCCGTACGAGCCGAAGGAGAGCTGGGGCGAGAAGGCGTACAAACTGACGAACAAGAAATAGTTCAGTAATATATGAAACGAGTAACTGAAACAGACATAGTCGCCCTGCGGTCGAGAGCCGGCAGGACGCCGAAGCCGAAGACAAAGACCGGGATCGACGGGACGTTGCAGATGACCGGAAGGGAGTTCGTCTGCACGAAGGACTCCCTGGACATCCTCACCTACGCCGGCCAGTGCAACGACGCCTTCCTGTCCTTCCGGAGGCAGGCGGACCGGAGCGCGAAGTACTACAAGGGCGAGCAGTGGGGAGACCCGGTCGAGGTGAAGGACTGCTTCGGGTGCGTGAAGACCATCACGGAGGAGGAGTACATCAAGAGCCAGGGGCGCCCGGCGCTGAAGCACAACCTCATCCGTCCGATCGTCCGCAACGTGGTCGGCCAGTTCCGGAGCGCCCCGTACAAGTCGGTCGTGTACTCCTCCGACGAGGGCGGACAGCTGGCGGCGGACCAGATGAGCGTGAAGCTGAACGACGTCCTCCGCTACAACGACTCCGTGGAGCGTGACGCGAGGGAGTACGAGACCTACCTCGTGACCGGGGCGGCCATCTACGACACGGGCTACGCGTACGACGCGGGTCTCCGCCAGCCGATGCCGTACTTCCGGTCGCTCGACTACCACCGTTACTTCCAGAACCCGGACGCCTCGGACGTCGCCGGCAAGGACGTGCATTTCTGCGGCGACTTCATCGACATCCCGCTCGACGAGGTGAAGAGCCTGTACGCGCACAACAGGGCGCAGGAGCAGGCGCTGGAGGACATCTACCACCACGAGTCCTACGTCCTCCCGGTGATGTACGACGCCTTCGTCCAGGCGAACCCGGCGGCGAAGTCCTTCCTCGGCACGGCCAACGACGGCAACTGCCGGGTGGTCCGCGTCTGCCGGATGGAGGGCTTCTGGGACCTCACCGTACACGACTACGCGGACGCATCCTACGACGTCTACTCCTCCCGCGAGTTCCCCAACAAGGAGCAGGAGATCGAGGAGGAGATCGGACGGCGCAAGAAGATGGCCCGGGAGATGGGCGTCGACTACGACGACCCGGCCTTCCGGCTGAAGCTGGAGTACGAGAAGAAGTACGTCCGCCGTTGGGTCTTCTACCACCTCTCGCCCTGGGGCCACATCCTCTGGCAGGCGGAGAACCCGTACCAGCACAACGGCAACAGCTACGTGGTGAAGTTCTACCCGCTCTTCCAGGGCCAGGTGTACGGCATGGTGTTCGACCTCATCGACCAGCAGAGGATGGTGAACCGGATGCTCATCAACCTGGACTTCGCGATGTCCGCGTCCCAGCAGGGCGTCCTCATCGTGGACGAGGGAAGCATCCCGGACGACATGGACCTGGAGGACATCGCCGACGAGTGGGTGAAGTACCGCGGCGTCATCAAGCTGAAGCTGAAGGACGGTGCGCAGATCCCGGTCCAGCTCGCCGGCCACCAGGTGAACATCGGCCAGTTCGAGATGGTGAACCTCATGATGAAGCTGATGATGGA